TTAAACGACCTTGAGACACCATTTATCGTTATGGTGGCAATCGCCCCGACAGAGCCGCTATTGGCTCCCTGAACCCTGACGTTCATTAACACGACCACCTGTTTTGCCAGGTTTAATGTTGCGCTGTCAACATACTGGAAGGACCGAACATAACCGTTCGGCGCATCATCAAATACCATGCCGTTGGCCACGTCGCCGATAAAGCTGCTGGCTTCCACCGTCCCTGTAAATTTGCCTCCGCTGGCGTACACAGTGCCTCTGAACTCACCATCAGTCGCATAAACCGTGCCCCTGAAGGAGCCGGATTCGGCATAAACAGTTCCCCTGACAGTTACGCCGGCGAACCACGCAAACCCACTTTTGTTAATATGCCAGCCCACATTGCCGGTGCCATCCCATGTGTTGGACTGGATGTACTGACCAATTTTGGCATTCGTGATCGTTCCGTCCTGGATGAATCCGGAACTCAGAAACACCTGACCGTTAACGATGGCAAAAGGCGAGTACATGACGCCGCCCTGCCCCGACAACATCACGAACTGATCGGCATTAATCGCCACGCGGGTTTTTACGCCGGAACCGTCAGCGATAACCGCCACAGACAACCCGGCGTCGTAGTAGTTGCCGTTGTATTTCACACCCGTTTTCAGGGTGTAAATTGCATTGGTGGTAGTTGCGTCCGCATAGGCCGTCATTTTTTGATTGATGGCGGCCTGTTGATCGCCAAACTTCGTCGCGACCTGCGTCTGGTACTGAGCAAAGGCCTGTTCTGCGCTGGCCTGCGCTTCCTGAATGGTGGTGATGCTGCTGTTAACGCCTTTAAAATCCGCCGCCACTGACAGCCGGTATTCCGCGAACGCCTCATCCGCTGTTGCCTGTGCGGTTTTAACCTCGCTGATTTCCGCAGCAGCATCGCCAAACTGAACAGCCACAAGCTCCTGGAACTGTGCAAAAGCCCGTTCGTTATCGGCAATGGTAATCCTGGCCTGAGAAATTTCCGCACGCGCCGCCCCCAGTTGTTCATACTGGATCTGCGCGCCTTCCACCTGCGCAAGTGTGACCTGCATCTGTCCTGCCAGGGTGAAATCAATCTGCTCTGTCAGGCGCTTCCCGTCCTCTGACGTCAGCAGGTCTTTGGCAATATCTTCCAGATAATCGGCGGCCTGGTCGTTAGCCATGCCCCTGATCCAGTCGGTCCAGCCTGATTCATTACCCGTTTTGTCGACCAGCTGAGCGCGGTACCAGAAAATCTGGCCCGCCCGCAAACCCAGCTGGGTGTAATCCATTTGTGGATATGGCACATCCGACAGCAAAAGCGGATCGGCGTGGTCATCACGCGGCGTGTACTGAATTTCCGTTTTCAGCGTGTCTTCCGTGTTGGGCGGAAAAGCCCAGGTGAGGCGAATGCCCCAGTTAATGCCGGTGGCCGCGAAATTAATCGGCTTCGGCGGGTTACCGACTTTACCCGTCAGCGCTTTCTCCTGAGAGTATCCCCAGCCGCTGGATATCTCCGCCGCGTTGATGGCGCGGACGCGCACCAGGTAGCGCCCTGCATAGATACCCGGCACTTCAAACGACGTGGTCGAACTGCGCGGCACGTTCACCCAGTTCCCATCGTTGCGGCGCCACTGCGCTTCATAAGCGATCGCGTTCGGTGCGGGGTTCCAGCTGGCGCGCATCGTTTCAATGCTGATGCCCTGATTCACCACTGAGTAAGAGCCTATGGTGATGTTTTCCGGCGCAAACTGGCTGCCCGGCGGAATCACGCTTACCGGACGCTGGTCAATGATGGCACCGGTATCGATGCGGGCATACTTATCCGGATCGTGAAACGCGCCTGAGATGGTAAATGTGCCATCGTTGTTGTCGCTGACACTCACCACCCGGTACTGCTGGGCATATAGCTCATCAGACTCCACTACCCAGACGCTTTCCGCCTGCGGTATTTCTCCGTAAGCGACACTGACCGTAACGGCCTGACCGTTGATCGCCTGGATTGTTCTGGCCTGTGACGCGCCGGAAGGTAGATTGAGAATAAGGCGATCGCCCGGCTTTGCATCAGGCATGCGGTCGAGGTTGATCACGCGCCCGTTAACCGAACTGATGCGGCCGCCAGTGACTTTACCGGACAGCATTTCGTCAGCAACAGCAATGATATAGCCGGGCTGCGGGATATTACCGTCCAGGCCCACCGAAAAGGTGACGATGCGGTCTTTGTTGTTGGTCAGGATCCCCCAGCGCCCCTTGCGGTTTGCTTCACTCTGCCGGGTGCAGCCAATCGCAGTCATCTCAAGCTGGTTGAAACCGTAGCGTGCAACCAGTGGCTGTTCAAATACCGGCTCCATGGCGTCGGCGTAGCCGTTAGCCGGGTCGGAATAAGAGACCAGCGCTGTGGTGTAACGGGTTTTGGTCGTGCTGCTCGAGTAAACGAATTCACCGTTTACGACGCTGGCGCGGGTGTAGCTGTAATCAATATCGCGCGGCATGTCCGCCAGCGCCACGATCTGGTTACCGCCCCAGTAGGTCATGCCCCGAAAGATAGCCGCAAAGTCCCGCAGCACGGTATAGGCCTCGTTACGGTCCTGCACATAGACGTTACAGGTATAACGTGGCTCCAGACCATTTCCGCCTTTTCCGTCCGGTACCATCTGATCGCAGTACTGTGCCACCTGGTACAGCGTCCATTTATCGATATTAGCCGCCGTCAGACGATGGCCCAGGCCAAAACGATCGGCGACCACGATGTCGTAAAAAATCCACGCCGGGTTATCTGTCCAGGCCCATTTAAACCCGCCCGTCCAGGTGCCGGTATAGGTTCGCGCTACCGGGTCGTATGTATCAGGCACACGGATCACGCGCATCGCCGGTTCGCATGAAATCTGCGGGATGCTGCCATTGAACTGACTGGAGTCGAACTCGATGTACAGCAGCGCGGTGTTCGGATAACGCAGCTTGGCGTCAATGACTTCCGTATAGCTCTGGAGCGTCATGGTGTCGCCAGTTTTTGCGCTGTTGGCATCCAGCGTCAGTTTGCGAAGCCGTAATGTCCAAGTGCTGGCGCCACGCGGCAGGTCGATACGATGACTGCGCTCATAACCTGAGGTGGTTTTACCGGTTACCGCCGTACTGATAACAGTCTGCCACGCTCCACCATTAGTCTGAAGATCGACCGCATAGGCAACTGAGTTACCCACCAGATCCCCGTTATCCAGCTGCTGGTAAAGTGATGGCCATTTGATGCGCAGGCGAACGGCAGATAACTGCGTGTTGGTAAACGTGCGTGTCCAGGCGGTGGCACTGGATACCTCAGTACACACGCTGATTTCGTTTTCTGATCCGGGCATGCCCTGAATATAAGGCTGAGCCTGATTACCCGGTCGGAAATCCCAGGCGACGCCGGAAAAGTTACGGGAGCCGTCCGGGTTTTCAATCGGGGTACCATCCAGAAAAATATTTCGCCCTGTCAGCCCACCAGCAAACTCCCCCTCGCCCAGGGCGATAAGGATTTTTGCTTTTGCCACCGACTGGAGGTCGTCCGGCTGTTCTGTGGGCGTGCGCTGTTTCGAGCCGCCACCTTTGCGCCCTTTGATAAGTTTTGCCATGTTGCGCCCATAAAAAAACCGCCAGGCGGCGGTAACAGTGATGGAATAATCAGACAGGGGTTATTGCTGATCTTCGACGTAAATCCCGGCGGAAATAATCGCGCCACCAATACGGCGTTTTCCGTAGCCAATGGGTACCGGATAACCCTGTGCGGCTGTATTCGTTACGCCGCCAAAAGCGTATGAAGCTTTATTATCAGCATCCTGTTTACTGGCTAGTCCCGTTGGCTGAGGGGAAAGCATCTGGACAATACCGCCAGCCATCATCCCAACACCAGCACCGATAAGCGCCCCCCCTCCATACGCCGAAGTAAATACGCCAACAACAACCAATACGGCACCAAGAATGGTCTGTAGTAAACCAGCTTTTTTGCTACCGATAATAATCGGCACAATACGAATTACTTCTTCAGTAACCGGAAAAGAGAGGTCATCTTCACTGATATTCTTTTTACCACGAAAGACTGCATATGTTATACCGCGCCTTTGGCTTGAAATCATATATTGTTCAAACCCTTTGATCGTAGCGGCCAGCGCACGGGGAGCCTCATGGATAGTGCTAATTAGACGATAGTGAGTTTTACCAAAGCACTTTCCAAGCAAGCCACCTAATTCTATTTTCGTCATTATCTCTTGCATTTTTTCTCTCCAGAAATAAAAAACCCACCAGAAGGTGGGTTTTAATTCCGCGCATTTCATTAAAATGCTGTGGGGTGAATACCAAAGTCACCATTCGTACCATATCCAATGCGGTACATTAAAGTGCTTTGCTCCGTAACCTTTCCAGACTGTTCACTCATCCCGCCTCCGCATATACCTTTAGGCCAAGCACTAAAAATATGTTCGCCAATAGTGGGGTATACAACTATTTTTTGAGATGTGTCTAAGTCTGCAATTTCTTTACCATCAACATAAACTCTGCTCATGCAGGCGCTACCCATAAATCCTGAATCGCGTTTAATTATTACCTGCCCGGTCCCAGTCTTACGAGATAATAAAGAGGAATCGATTATTTGCTTAGGTGGAACATCTTTAGCCTGTTCATTCGTTACAGGCTTGGTTGCGCAACCAGCAAGCATAATAACCGCAATCATTGGTAATATCTTAATCACATCCCTATTCCCTTCAGCAAAAGATAAGAACAATCCTACCAGCAGATAAGTACATGGCAATGGTAGAAATAGGATTTTGTGGTGAAAGTTAAATAGAATGAAGCTTATCTTTGTGGCGTAAAATCTTCATGGTTCGCTCCATCCAGTAACCACCGTACGGCACCCGCTGACTGAGGTGTCCGTATAGATGGTGAAGCAGCATGTTCCCTTCCAGCAATACTCCGGCGTGATTCCACTTATTCGACTGCACCTGCATAATCACCACATCGCCCGGTTGTGGCGAGCCGGTGAATTCCCGGAAACCGCACTCGTACCAGTTATCCTGGTAAAAATTATCCGGGTACTGGTCCTCCCACCATGGGTAATCGACGCGGTAATCCGCCAGCTCGATACTGTACGTCTGGCGGTAGTAGCTCATCACCAGACCCCAGCAGTCGTAGACGCCGAGAACAAACGGACGTTCCAGCAAGGGGATTTCGCCTCGCGGCATGATGGTGCGTAAATCGCCTTCCGGCCAGCTGACAATATGCCAGGGTAGCGCCGTCACATCACACTGCGCCTTGTCCAGTTCGCTCGGCTGCGTAGTCGCGTCGGGATGACTGTGTACGATGCCAGTGACCGTTCCCCAGTCTTCTGCAGCGGCGTAGTCTTCAGGCGAAAGGTGGAAGTGCTCCGTGGGTTCAGCGGCGAAATTGCGACAAGGGAAATACTTCTCCACCCTGCTTTTCTGCGCCAACACCCCGCAGCACTCACGCGGATATTCCGCCCCGGCGTGGGCCATAATGGCCGCGATGGTCTTTTTGCGCATATCAGCTCCGAATGAGGGATGTACCTGGAAAACCACCGAACGGCAGTTCTTCATTTTCACCGAAACGAGGTTTACATCCCGTGCCAAGAAGGCCGCTGCATTCGTCCAGTGAAGGGTCACTAACCGGATTTCCGAATTTGTCAAAATATCGGGTTCCAGCGTAGTCGCATCCATCCCCTGAGCGATATTTGCCACGAATACACCAGGTACAGACGGAGTGAAGCTGCCTCGTCGGGATCATCAGCCCCTGCAAATCCATGGGGCTGGATAACGCGAACTCCACCACTTCGTTGGTTTCAGAGGTCTTCGCATCGATATACCAGACCTGTAACTTTTCCTGCGTGGCGTCTGCCGTCGGGTTTCCGCCTGGAAAGTTACGCGCATCAAGGTACTGCGCCAGCGTGTCGTGGATCGTCACTTTAGCCTGCAGCATGTCGTCATACGCCAGGCAAAGTGCGGTGATCGAGCCGTCCAGGTTAGCGACCGATATTTTCGGCTGTGCGCTGCTACCGCTGGTAGACGCTTCGATCCCTTCAATCTGGCACGGCCAGGCTTTATATTCCTGCCCCTGCCACCAGATACTTTTTGCCGGTAGTTTTGACTCATCGCCGCCAGCGGCCACGATCTCCGCTTCTGTATGCGGAACGCTGTGGCTGTGGAAACGCAGCACTTCGCCGGTACCGAACGCCGTACCGTCGACAGAAAAAAGCCGGACTGCATTGCCCGGCTCAAGTTTCTGGTAATCACTGTTTAAGCTCATGGTTTATAAGCCTGCTCAAAGGTTGCGGAAAGATTAAACAGCCCGGCGCCAAGCGGTGTCGGTGTGTAGGTATCACAGCGGTAGAGGCCGAGAGGCTCAAGCGGCGGACGCCACTGAAACGACTTCACGCCCTGGTGCCGATCGAGAAAGGCTTTGATCGCCGCGATGTACGCTTCGGTTCCGGTAAACTGAAGATTCCACTTTTGCGATCGGGGATTAATCCCGTCGCCGGATACCTGTTTGTATCCGTCACCAAACTTAGCAGTGCGGCGGCGGAACGTTACTTCCTGTTCAGCGTTGATGCGCGGGCACCAGCTGAACGTTTCTATAGCCATCAGCGTACTCCTTTTGCCATATTCCAGACTGCGCCCCCCGGCGAGATATCCCGGCCAATAAGTTCGCGGTAGCGCCGATCAACATAATTACCCACCTCACGCCCGAACTGTTCATAGCCGCCAGTCGCCTGGCTTTGCGTGTTTCCGTTGCCGTCAATATGGATAGTGACCTGTGGCGCTCCACCACCCGCCGGCGTGACGCCACCACTTCCCACAGCACGCACAGCAAGCGAACCATCGGCGGCGCGGGTCAGCGGCATAATTGCCTCCGGCCCGGCCTCCCCCATCAGCCCGGCGCCCTTGGCGAACGCAAACAGCGTCGGAGAACTGACAACGGAATTACTGTACTGGCTGAGATCGGCGGAGGAGTAAACACCGCCTCTGGCGTTGAACTGAAGAGTTGAGCCGTAGGACTGAAGCGCGGTGCCGGAGCTGGCTGAGGATGCCGCACCGCCAAACAGTGAACCGATGGAGCTGGCCGCGTTTGCGATCATCATGTTCACCATCACCTGTTCGATGATTTTCAGAACGCTGATACCCCAGTCTTTCCAGCTCGCTTTGTTGCCGTTGAGCATATCGACGATGTTACTGCTGATACCGGAGAGCGCGCTCTGCATGGCGTCAGCCGCCAGCGTTGCATAGTTCGTGGAGTCATCCACCCAGTCGGCAAGCCCGTCCCGCGCACCGGTTACCCAGTCAGCCTGCAGCGCATCAATTTGTTTGTAGTAATCCTCCTGGATTTCCAGCCTTTCAGCCTGGGCATCTTTTAAAGCCTGCGTTTCGCGCTCATAAACCATCTGGCTGATATCACCGGCCTGATACTGCTTTTGCAGCTCCCGCTGCTGGTCAAGGTAGTCGCGCTCAATACCCAGCCGTTCCCTGAGCCGCTCTCGCTGTCTGTTGCCAAGTCCGGCCCCCTGAATATCGACGCTCAAATCCGCGCGGGCATTATCGTTCTGCGCCTGCAGGCCAGCGACAAACGCTGCCACTTTCGCGTTTTCTTCATTAGCTTTTTTCAGCTGGTTCAGGCGGTCCACTTCCTGCGCCAGCTGCTGAAGCCGGACTTTTTGGGCGTCATTAATTCCGGTGAGTTTTCCCTCCGCCAGATCGAACTGAAGTTTCTGTTGCTCGGTCACCTCCGCCGTTTTTTTGCCGGTGGTGTCGATAAGGGCGATCTGCCGCAGGTAACCCAGCTCCATGGATTTGAACGCGCTTTCCAGCTTTTTGGCACTGGCATCAGGTGTCACCTTGCCATTGGACTCGCCCGGTGCAAGTGAGTAGTCACCCGTTCCGGTAACGGGCAATTTTGCTGAAGAAATGACAGGTGCCGCCCCGGCAATAGACTTAAGGCGCGTACGTTGCGCCAGCAGTTCGTTCAGCTCTTTCTGTTTCCCTTCAGTATCCATACCGATACGGTTTACGCCCGCCAGGAAGCCTTTGTCGTTAAGGTCAGCCTCAAGATTTCTGATCCGCCGCTCAACCTCAAACAGCGAGGCATTAGCGGAGAGCTTTTGCCCGCCCTGGTAATTATCAATAAGGCTGCCCAGCGCTGACGCCGCTTTACCCAGCCATCCAACAAGAGAGGCAATACCACCGACCATTTCCGCCAGGCCCTGAAGCACTTTGGGATCGGTGAAGACTGCCCGCAGATCTCCCAGCCCGGCCTGTAGTGGCGAAAGGTCCACGCGTGCCAGTCCTGTGGCAATTTCCAGCTTCAGTCCCTGCGCCTGTGTCTCCATATCCTCAAAAAGGGAGTTTACTTTGACCAGGTCATCGATGGATTTTGGATCCGGCGCGACGCCGTATTCCCGCGACAGCCTGAGAAACTGCTGAAGCTTCTGGCTGTTGTTATCGAAAAGCGGCAGGAGTGTTGACAGGTCATTGCCCAGGCTTTCGAGGATGGTGATCTTCTCAGCGTTGGTGCCCACTTTTTCCAGCGCACCGGCGATCGCCAGTAACTGTTTATCAGGCGTTTCCGTGGAAAGCTTCTTCGCAGACAGACCCAGCGCGTTCAGCGCATCAACGGCTTCGCCTGACTGGTTAAGTACCGCATCACCAATCTTGTCGCCGATATCCTTGAAAATATCCGCCATCTGCTCGCCTGACACGCCCGCTTTCTGCGAGGCGAACTGCCAGGCCAGCAGGTCCTGGGTGGACATGCGCAGGGATTTTGCGAGCCGATCGGTTTCGGCGATCTGCTTTGAGGTGGTTTTTAACAGGTTGATACCCGCCACGCCTGCAGATACCGCAGCCGCTGCGGCAATGGTGGCCATTGACCCGAGCGCGGCACCGGCAAGCCTGACATCCTGCTGAACACGGCGGCGCCAGCTTTCAGACTGACGCTCCGCGCGGTTAAGTCCCGCAGCAAAGCCACCGATATTGGCAATCAGGTCAATGGTCAGGGCTCCAAGCGATCTGGCTGCCATACCGTCTCCGTGAGTGTTTAAGACCAGGTCCGCATGGCCTCATCAAGCGTAACGGGGCCAGTGGTGGTCGGTGTTTTCGTAAAGTGCAGGGTGAAATCCGTGACGCTGAAAGGCGGCGTGTCTTTGCCGCGGTTCACGTTGGCGATGGTGCTGGAGACCAGCCCGGCGGCCCATTCCGTACGCAGCATCGGGTTAAGGCTCCCGTAACGCTCACGGTATTTCACCCAGATCTGGAATTCCCGGAAACTCAGGACTTCCTGAGCCTGCGCGATGGTTTGCCCGCCGATACCGTTGAGGACGAGCTCGCACCAGAATTCATCGTCGGCGCTGAGTTCATCTTTCCCAGATCGTTAACCTCCTGGATAGCCACCAGCAGGGCAATGGTCAGCGCGCCATCCAGCGCGCCGCGCTCCGGGTCCGCCTCACCGGTAATATCCGCTGGCGTGAATACCGGCTTGCCGTTCTCATCGCAGACGGATGCGGCGATCCGCCCTGCCACACCATCCACGCGCCCGTTTGCCGCCATCACGTCCGTCATGGCCGAGTGGTAGCCCAACGGGCGGATATAGACAGTGGCGCTGAATTCCTCCTCGCCCTGCTGCCAGGTGATTTCTTTTTCAACCGGGCGGCCGGTGAAGGCCCCGGCCTCTTTCAGTGAATCGAGTGTCAGTTTCATTAATCGCTCGCTTTAGGTACCCAGACCGACGCGCCGGAACGCTGGATGGTGGCGGAAGTGGTCACCACCGTGTTGGCGGAGAAGTCGAAGGGGAAGTCAGAGACATAGCCACGGAAAACAAACCAGGTGCGGCTGTCCGGCAGCGTCAGTCCATCCACTGCGCCCGCTGCGCCCTGTGCGGCTGCCGTCGGTGATGCAGTACCGTCAGACCAGCCCACGGCAAACGTCAGCTCTTCATGGTCGTCAGAGTTTGCCAGGTTGTGCAGCATGATGTGGCTGGCGTTTTCCGGGTCAGCATTCAGACCCACCGTGGCCTGTCCTGGCGTACGCAGGCCGACCTTATAGGTGCGGCTGTTCCGCTCGGAAAGACAGGTGTCTTCAATCTGATCCGCCGGGTTTCCGCCCGGTGAAAAACTGGTGATACATTCGATTTCACTTACCGCGCCCTGGGCGAGCACAAAAAACTGAGTGCCTTGCGTCAGTACAGACATGGGTTTCTCCGTGCATAAAAAAACCGGCACAGGGCCGGTGTTATTGGGTTATCGCTTCACTATCCAGTCGACATCGAAGGAGTAGCGGTAGCGCCTGGTTTCGGGGTCTCTTTCCTGTCCGCCCCAGCGCGTGATATGCGCGTGCGGTTCAATGGCATCCCGCAGCGCGGTGGCCACGGCAATCACTTCATCCGGGGTATCTGCCCAGGCATCCACCTGTAGTGCCAAGGTATCCGCATCCGGGCGCTGGCCGAGATAGTTCTCCGGTGCGCCGCCCACGTTCTGCCAGACAACATAGGGGTAGATAACGTTATCGTCCTGCTGTCCGAAAGGGTAAAGCCGCACCGGCGAATCGCCAATCAGCGCCCGTACCGCCGGACTGGATGCGCAGACGGAAAACAGAGGTGCAATCACGATCCGCCTCCGTTTCGCCGCGCACGCCGCAGCGCCCGGTCGATGCTTTTTTCATATTCGGTGGTGAACGTGGCGATCACCTCCTGCATGCGTGATGTTGCCGCCGCACGTACCAGGGGCTTTGGCGACATTTTTTCGGTACCAAACTCCAGCAGACGCCAGTGCGGCGTGGGTGCATCGGCGGCAAGGCTGGGATTCTTTTTAAGCTTCGCGCCCTGCAGGATGCCTATTCTGAAGCCGGGGTTACCGGTCTGTTTAAATAGCCTGCCGTTCCAGCGAAGCGCCGCGTTATCCGCGATGCTTCGGGCCGTTTGCGGATCGTCAAGACGCAGGGCGTTGGCCTTAATCTGGTTCACAATAACGTTACCGGCCTTGCGCAGCGCGGCGCGCCCGCCCTTTCGCTTCAGGTCGTAATTCACCTCGTTGAGTTTCTGCTTCAGCGACTCAATACCGGTGATCTGAACTTCAATACCGTCAGCCATCGTTTACCCCCCGTGAGCATGGCAGGGTCAGATACTCCCGACCGCTTTTGTCATCTTCCAGCACGCCGGTGATATCGTAGATCCGCCCGCGATGTACGATGCGGTGTTTATCCGTGACATCACCGCGCCAGCGAATGGTGATGCGCGTGGTGACTTCATTCTGCCCGGCCTGCGCCGCCACAAAGTCACGCGCCGAAAGGTCGGTGACATTCGCCCACAGCTCAGCCACGTCTGCCCAGCCGTTGACGATCGCGCCGGTGGTGGGGCTCTGTGTTTTAACAGGCTTTTGCAGGGTCACCCGCTTGTTCAGTTTTCCTGCCTGCATGGTTACCCCCGGGGCTTTCCGCTCAGATAGGTCTGCGGCATTACCCCGTCGTCCCCCTCATCATCGACCATCGACTGGTAAATCACGGCGACCAGGGCTTCATTTGACTGCGCCAGGCGGTTTATCGCGGCGGTCTGTTCCATCTGCGCTTTCGCCTGTGCCTCCAGCGCTTTCAGCAGTTCGTTTACCTGTTGCTCGTTCATAGGCAATAGCCATCCATTTTTTCAGCCACTCGCGGCGGCGTTCGCAACCTGAGCAGGCCATCAGTGCCACCTCCGGTGTCGTATCAGCAGCGCTTCAACACCCAGGGGTGTTTCCGTAAGGCCCGGGGCAGCTGCTTCTCGGTTGGCGTACCAGTGACCAATAAGGAGGAGCATTGCCGCCCAGATACCGGAAGTAAAAAGAACCTCACGGGGAGGCTCTTCATCATCAGAAGCCGGTGTCAGAGATTCCACCAGTGCGCCGTCGCAAAACTTTTCGACATAATCGACAGCCGCAGCGGTATAAGCCGCAATAAGCGCATCTTCAGTGTTGCCATCAACCCTCAGGTGCGTCTTTATCAGCGTCATCTGTTCCGCGCTTATTTCCACTTTTGCCCCCTGTTTTGGCTCTGGCCGGAGCAGCTTCAGCTTTTGCCGGTTCGGTTTTTTCCGGCCCGACTTCTTCTGCCAGATGCAGTTTCACCAGTGCTTCGCCGATTTCTTTCTTAACCACGCGGGTTTCGCCCTGGGATACCGTTCCAAGGTGATAATGCGAGAACATACGGAGAGCTTTAATTTTCATGCGTTAAACGCGGCCATTGCTGACCGCGCCCTGCTGTTATTGACCGGAGGAAACCGCAATGTCACCGGTGACGATGGCTGCGGGACGGTAGTGCGCCAGCGCCAGGCGCTCTTCGCACAGGATGGTCAGCATGTTTTTAACGAAGTTATCGCGATCCTGATTGCTGATCTCGATGGTGGCATCCATGCGGTCCCACACCTGAGACGCCAGGCCAAACGCGCCAACGGTGAATTTGCCCGCCGTCTGCGCCGTGGTCGACACCACCGGCAGCCCCCAGAGCACTTTCGAGGCAAACGCCTGCGGGCCGCCAAGAATGTAATTGCCGTTAGCGTCTTTCAGCAGCGCGATGCGGTGCCAGTCCGCCGGGTTAAGTACGATGCCGTCGGCTTCGAACTCACTCAGTGACACCTGATAGATGGCATGCGCCAGAACATCAGCACCGGTATCCCCGGTCGCGTTTAGTGCGGTTTCGTAGTCGTTCGCCACCACGTTCAGCCCCTGCAGGTTATCGCCGGTGCCATCCCCGTTCAGCATCTGGTTCTCTTCCACCAGCGCCAGACCGTACATCATGCGGGAGTTGATGTAGGACTGCAGCGCCGGGGCATCATCCATGATTTGCCGCGATGCCTGGATCCAGTGAGCGATGGTCTTCACGTTCGCCGTTTCTTTGGTGAACGTGATGTTACTCTCTGGTTTCAGCGTGCCTTCAGCAACCGGCGCGGCGGCGTTGGTGAACACATTCTCACGCACGTATTCCAGCGCGTTACTGGTGATACGCCCCTGCGCCAGCAGGTCACGCACAGTCAGACGGCGCAGACCCGGCATCAGGATGCCCGGCTGCTGCTGAGGCAGAACCAGTGCGCCGGCGGAGTTGGCGCCAGACCCGATCGCTTTATCAAAGCTGGTGACTTTCGCTTTAGTGCGGGAGCCGTCCCAGCCTTTCATCAGGTCTTCGGACACGCGCTCTGCAAAGGACTTCTGTGCAGTCTGCTCGGGTGAGTTGCCAGCCAGCTTCTGTTCAAGATCGAACAGCCGGGTGCCGGTGGTCTTCAGTTCATCCTGGGCTTTTGCCAGATCGGTCTGAAGCTGCTTGTTGATTTCACCGTTCTGGTTGATGGATTTACGCTGTTCTTCGATAAGCTCCTTAACTTCTTTCTGGGAGTTCTCGATCGCTTTTTCCAGTACAGATAATTCAGACATGTATTACTCCGTTAAGGCGTCCGCAGGTTAGCGGCAAATGAGGTAATGCGCTGTGCCAGCGCGTCAATGTCGCCGCTGCCGAACTCGCTTCGGCCTGCGGACTTAACACGGGCGATAAACGCCTGTGCTTCAGAGCGTGAAAGCCCGACTGAATCCCTCAGCCAGGCTTCTGCGTCACGAATGGTTTTAATGCCGTCGATACTCTTCATGGCGGTTACGCCCGCCAGCTCGTTGGCCGGAAAAGTGCAGACACTGATTTCCCGCAGGTAAGAAATGTTTTTGAAGATGAGGCCGGACGTGCCGACGGTGTAATCATCGGGGCCGACGGAAAATCCCACCGACATGCCTTCGACAGTGCCGTGCTTCATGGCGGCCTTCAGGTCCTCGGCCAGGCTTAGCCCGGGAGTGAGTTGCCCCCGAACAAAAAGCCCCTTCTCGTCTTCGTGCATGGCATCCCACTTGCCGACCGGAATGGCTCGCGTCTGGTGGTTAAAGAACATTGCCACCTTGCGGCTCTGGTTAGTCACCACACCCGCGAAAGCGCCGGGCAAAATAATGTCGCCATCAGCGTCGGTGTTATTGAACACCGAGGCATACCCTTCAAACGTGCCTTTGCTGCCGTCGCCGGTAAACTTGATTTCGGTCTGATCGAATGCCAGCGTCTTGTGAATATCAGGCATTGAAGCCCCCATAAAAATTAAGCCCCTCCAGTGAGGGGCCTTGTGTTTGTTCCGAGATCGGTGATTGGTATGTTCTGCGATTGTCGTGTCGCGACGTCACCACCAGGCAGCGGCGGAAGGTTATCGAGCCTGCGCACTTCGTTAACAGTACGAATACCGGTATTGACCATGATCTGCATGAATGCGGCACGGCTGGCAGAATCACCACGTAACAGGCCGTCGAGATTATGCTCAGCGTGCAGCCTGCCCTGATCGCTCTCCTTAACAAGCCAGCGCTCAATGCTGTATTCCCAGCGATCGAGATAAGGTTTCAGGGTGTACTGCAGAAAACCGAGATTCTGCTGCTCGATGCCACTGCCCCATGATGTGGTTTTTTCAACGTCCCCCACCAGATGCGGCGGTACCCCGTAAAAGCGCGCCAGTTCGGCGACCTGGAATTTACGCGCTTCAAGCATCTGCGCGTCCTGCGGTGAGATACCGATAGGCTGTGTGGTAAATCCGCTTTCGAGGATCCAGAGGCGTTTCCTGACCGGGCCACCGGCAATCTCTTTAAAGTTTTCCTCCAGTTGCCCGCGCTGCTCTTTAGTCAGCACCTTGCCGTCAGTCATCAGGATTTGCGGTGACTTCGCGCCGTTGGCGAAAAACTCCCGCTGGTTGTCCTCCATCGCGATCGCCACGCCTGCGGATTTGGCGCTGAACGCCAGCGGCGACAACCCGACCAGCCCGTTAAAGCCAAAACCTTTGAGATGGAATATTTCCTTTGGCCTGAAATCGACATATTCGCTGTCACGCCGGTAACGGTAGATAACATTCTTACCGTTGTCGCTGAGCCGGACATCCATATTGGCACTCATCAGCGGAAGCATGCTGATCACATCGCCGACGCCGTTGCGCTCTACATGCGCGTAAGCATTGCCGTAGGCGCAAAGCTGCATGGTCATGGCCTCGCGAAACTCAAGCGCAGTCATAAAGTTGTTGGGCCGAAAGCGCAGAAGTCTGGCTAACGGATTATCGTTGCCAGCCTTGCTACGCTTATCATCCACGGTTTCATAAACATCCAGCGGAAGGCTGGCGGTCACCGTGGAGATAAGCCGGATACAGGCCCAGACGGTGCTGATCTGCATATTCCGTTCATCGGTCACCACCGATTCGCCGACGGTTCCGTGTGCTGATGTGCCCGCCATCTGCGAGCCCTTATCCGGCGAAACGAGTCGCCCGCCGGTCAGGATAGAGGCCATGCGCGCCCAGAATGGCGAGCGTGTCCGCAGGTCAATGCTGTAGTCGGTATCTGCCATGCTAGATGCTCAGGAAGTTGTAGATAAAATCGTTAACGTCGCCCTGGTCTTCCACCTCATCACTCGTCTGTGCGCCGATGGACATTGCCAGCGCGACCATGCCATCAATACGCCCGCTGGATTTGCCCTTCACAAACTTCCGGTTTCCGGCGGGGTCAGTAATAACGGTGGCGTTTTTGGCGCACATTTCGAGGATGGGATGATTACCATGTTTCAGTTGCGCGCCGAGCAGCTTCGCTTCCAGCTCTCTCAGCGCAGGCGACATGGAAACAAAGCCCTGCCCGAACTCTACAAAGCGCTCAAGCTCCGCTTCGGAAAAACCAACGTCAACCAGATGCGGGAGCAGGAAGCGCATGTTATATCGGTCAAACGCCAGGGCTCTGACGTTGCATATGTCGAAAATTTCCCGGAGAACCTTAGCGATGTAGGCATATTCAATTGCCTTACCAGGCGTGGTGTTCAGCCAGCCCTGTTTCGCCCAGATGTCATAAGGCACGCGATCGTTACGCGCCTTGTCCGCAAGCCCTTCCTCAGGCAGCCAGAACTTACAGTGCACATCGCCTTGTGTCGTATTCAGCACCAGCGCCGTCAGGTCGGAAACGCTGGAGAGATCAAGCCCGCCCCAGACGGTAGCGCCCGCCAGTTCGCCGGGCTCCTCTTTGTTCATGTGCCATACGGTCTGGCTGACGAACGGGCTTTTTGCCTCCACCCGGCGGTTAAGCACAAGGTTCTCAAACTCGGCCTGGCGCGACGGCAACCGCTTCGCGCTGGCGGCCATGTCCAGCACTTCTTTCTGATTCATGAACACATCGAAAGCCGGGTTTGCCAGCCGGATGGCTTCAACAGAGAAAGGATCAATATCTTCCGGTGCGGTCTGCAGCCTGACCACTGTGCGTGGGTCAGCACCGGTCAGCCCGTCGTCAATTAAAAGGCTCAGCAGATCGCTGGCATCGGGTGCCTGTGTACTGATAATCACAGAGATCGGGTTTTCCTGAGCCGCGGTTGCCGTTTCCAGTGCCTCATAAAGCGCATCGCGCGGCCCCCGTACCTGCCCCAGCTCATCGTGGGCGACAAATCGCGGCGAGAAACCGTAGGCCGTGGTGGCTTCCGCACTCAGTGCGCGGTAATAGGATCCCAGCTCAGGGCAATGAATTTCTTTGGCTGAATCCTTAATCGCGACGTACTGCATCAGTACCGGATTCATCCGGCACATCTTTGAAGCCAGGTTAAACAGGATTGCAGCCTGATCGCGTGACCGTGCTGCTGAATAAAGCTGGGAGTTAGGTGCCGCTTCCGGCCCGACCAGGTAAAGCAGCATCAGCATGGCGGTTTCCACCGTCTTGGCATTTTTTCGCCCCCTGCTGATGATCGCGCGTCGGGTGCCGTGCTTATTGTCAAAGATGGCCCTGAAATCGTCCTTCATGAACGGGGCCATCTTCAGCCGCTGCCCGACGAACTTGCCTTCAGGGATCAGGATATTCTGCTCACACCAACGAATGTTTCGTTCAGCCCGCGTAAGGGTCTTTTTAACCATCAGTTAATCAGCCTTAATCAATTTCCCAGGGCTTCTTCTCCCGCGCCAGGTTGTTATGCGCCCGCCCCACTGTTTTCGGGTCGGCGGTAGCCTGGCGGGTGATCCGCAGACGTGTTGCCAGAGAAGACGCCGAGCGCACTTCGCGTTCCCGCATCGTCAGTAACTTGTCGTAGCGCTTCAGGCCATCATCACGGGCCAGCCACTCCAGTTCAAAATCCTCGATCTGGGTGGTGAGCAGCCGTGCCTGCACCACATGACGGCAGTACATCTCCAGCATGTCGCGGTGCGTTTCGGTAAATGAGCTGGCCGGGTTGTCGTTCACCAGCCTTATCCAGACATTGATCTCCGGGTCGGAGAGGTGCAGCGACGGCTGCAGCCTGCTTTCAGCCAGAACCGGAAGCGAGACAGCCGACGTCGCGGCCAGTGATTTTCTGCCTCGCTGAGCCATCATTTTTCCTTTTTTTCTGGACGTTTTTAAAAAGAAACGGGGGAGCGCGGTCTTTAAGATTTTGCCGCCAGAGTTTTACCCCTCCCCCCCACCCTGCCAGCGCCTGTTTGATTTCGGCTACCAGATCACCCGGCCTTCGTTGTCGAATTCGGTGACCGTTCCGCCCTTCTCCATGCGTTGCTTAACCGAGTCGTGACAGCGCTTGCACAGGGACTGAAGGTTATCCGGGTCATGAAAGAGTGCCTCGTCTCCCTTATGCGGGGTGACGTGGTCAACGACAGTTGCGGCTATCACCTGATTGCGTCTGAGGTGGAACTCACAGAGAGGTTGTTTCTGAAGCTGGTGATAGCGGAGCCGGTACCAGCGCTTCGTGTTATAGAGGTGGTGCCAGGGTGAATTAGAAGCCATAAAACTACTTCCGAAAATGCAGTAAACCGCCCGGCTTCAGCGCGTTGCGGATGGTATCAGACAGAGCCTGATCGATACCCCGCTGAAGCCTGACTGCATCTGATTCCCGTTCAGCAGATAGCGCATTCACTTTTTCCACCAGCGACTGGAACACTTCACTGTTACACACGGCATCAATAACGGCTTGGCGCATATCATCAGATAGACAGTATTTGGTATCACTTGTGCCAACAGCATGCTTAGCAGAAATTACGTTAGGGCCTGGGAAGCCGCCAAAAGGAAGAGGCTCGCCATGAAACTTGTATGCAGTGGTCTTTAGCGATACAGGATCGTGCTCATCAGCTACTTTCATCAGGCGGTCGTCTGACTT